AAGACGTTATGTCTAACGGTCGTGGAGGTGCGCTATCAAAAGCATCTGAGTCTTACATGATGGAATTAATAGCTGAAAGGCTGACGGGGGAATCTAAACCGTTCTTTGAAAATGATGCTATGAAGTGGGGAACCGCAACTGAGCCGCAAGCGAGGGCAATGTTTGAGCTCGAAACTGGTTTTGATGTCGAAGAAGTTGCTTTCATTGAATATGATGATTTTGTTGGAGTGTCGCCTGACGGGTTGGTATGTGATCGCGGGTTAATAGAAATTAAATGCCCTACTACTACAACACAAATCAAACGGGCCTTGTCTGGCGACTACGCGAAAGACTACAAAGACCAAATACAAATGCAGCTATGGGTTAGTGGTCGTGAGTATTGCCACTTCATAAGCTTTGACCCTCGCTTAGATTGCCCCGCCAGTTATTTATCGCAAATAGTTGAGCGCGACGAAGAATACATTTCGAAGATGACAGAAAAAACACACGCATTCGTTAAAAAGATGAATGAAATTTTAGATCAACTGCAAGGGTAAATAATGAGCACTACAATTACAGGTAAATTAAACAAGCCAGCAAACCAATTTCAAGCGGGGGAATCTACCGGTTTCGGCATTCGTTTGGGTGTAAAGTATCGCGACCCGAAAACAAAACAGGATGAATGGACGAATTACAGCGCTGTTATCTTTGCCAAAGCGCCGGCACAAATTCAGTTCTATCAAAATGTATTAGTTGAAGGCTCTGTTGTCGAAGTGTCATGCGACCAACTCAAGGTAGACTCATTCGAAGGTCAGAACGGCCCTATGCTGTCTATTGACATGCTTAACGCTAAGTTAGGTTATGTTCATTCAGCTAGCCAGTCAGCACAGCAGCTAGCGCCACAACAGCAGTACAATCAATCACCGCAACAACAGCAACCGCAACAAAACTATCAAGCGCCTATGATGCAAGCAAACGGCCAACCTATGAACCCTCAACAGGTTCAACAGCAGCAAGCGCCAAATCGTGGTTATCAGCCACCGCAACAGTTTAACCAGCAAGGCCAATAGGCATACAAAAACCAATAATCTATACATATCAGGGATGATGTGTATAAGGGGGGACGATGAAAATAACGTGCATTAAAGAGCCAGGAGGGATATTTAGACCTGCTTCAGACTTGGAGCATGACAAAACAACCAAGTTCAAATCTAATAATTATTATGATGTTGAGGTTAAGTTAAGCCGCAACCCTAGCTTTCATGGCAAAGTATTTAAATTTTTTAACTTCTGCTTTGAGCACTGGAAATGCGATAGAGAGTTTTTAAACGAGGCTGGCCAATTTGATGTATTTAGAAAGAACCTAACTTGTTTAGCTGGTTACTATGATGAATTTTATAATATGAAAGGCGAGGTTCGCATTGAAGCTAAATCACTTTCGTTCGGATCTATGACTCAAGAAGAATTCGAGAAGTGTTATTTAGCGCTAACTAATGCAGCTATGAAGCATATATTTAAAGGGTGCAATGATAATACATATAATCAACTTCTGGGCTTCTTCTAATGGCCGCTAAGAGGAAATGCAGATACTGCGGGGCGTTTGCCTACGATCATATTAAGATCAACACCGGCAGCTTCTGCGACTTCTCACACGCTACTAAGTGGGCTATGGATAAATCAGCCAAGGATAAAGCGAAGGTATCTAATAAGAAGCACGCGGCACGTAAGAAGGAGTTTTACGATAATGACCGATCGACTAGAATTAAAGCCGCTCAAACAGCGTTTAATGCGTTTATACGCGCAAGGGATGCAAAGCTACCTTGTATTAGCTGTGGTCGCTCTACGGGCTGCAAGATGAATGCTGGGCACTTCAAAAGCGTTGGGGCTCACCCTGAGTTAAGATTTAATGAGCTAAATTGTCATTTACAATGCGAGCACTGTAATTCATTTAAGTCAGGGAATATCTCGCTATACATTCCAAACCTTATAGAAAAGATAGGGCTACTAGAATATGAGAAGCTAAACGAGCCACACGAAGCAAAAAAGTATACTTGCGCGGACTTGAAAGAAATAGAACTACACTACAAACAGAAACTAAAAGGGCTTAATAATGAATGACGATATAATGCTAGACATATTAGCTAGTAAATATTTAACGGAAGACGAAAGAAAGGATGCAGGCTGGCAAAGCATTCTATTCAATAAGCTTTGCATTAATCTAGACTTTGAAAAAGACATGCTGGAAGAAAGGAAAGAATTTCAAAACCACATATCTAAGCTAAACGACATTGTTTCTGAAAAAATGAAATTTGAAATATTCCTTATCAATACGCTAGCCAACGAAAATATATCTACTATTTTCCGAGGGAAATTAAAACGGCTCGCTAAAGCCGCTAATTTGACGATTAATTATGAACAATCTTCCAGTAAATATCCCCAGTAAATGCGCTTGACGCGGTAATGGTGAATTGAGTTGTTGACGTTCTATCAGCGCTTATTCCTATAGTGCCAGTGTTATCTATTGCTGATACTGACATTCTGGCTGTTGCAAGCTCTGCAAATTCACCGACAGTTATAACCTTGGTTGTCTCTGCTGCGAATGTAGCAACCCCATCAGTCACGCCTGGGATGTTCCACTCCCCGTTTCCGCTATCAGTGATCGCGCCACCGAACGCCGCAACAAGTGGCGTCATACTATTACCGTCTTCTATTCTAGCGTTGACAGTCCATCGCAATGCGTCCCCGCTTGAGCCATTTGCTTGCACTATACCGTTTGCCCAGTTACCTTGCAGGAATACATTATTAACTTCAATATCCTGTACATGCCCTTCACCAAAGAAAGCTGTGTTGGTCGTAGCAGCTCCCGCCGTACAATTAATTGTGCCGTTTGTGAACTTGCCGCGCCTTACTCCAGTATGCCCCGCTCCTGTAGTCTCATACCTTAAATATAATCCATTCGTAACTACGCTTGTAAATGTCGTGGCGTTCGTAGATTCAAGATAGAAGTTGTTCATTGATACGTCTGTGCAATCTCTAATTATTGCCGCTGCCGTTGGGCTGACGCATACCGCATTCTCTATATTCAGCCGGTCAATATCTGCAAACCACATTGACGCGTGTGCAGTATCCTTTATATTGATATTTGATATATTCACACCGCGAACATGCGCCATGGCTATTCCCGTATGTCCAAAAAACTCTGTTGGCGTTGTTGTAGTATGCGCCGATGAACTATTAATTATAATGTTATTGATGTTTACGTTTCGTATTTGAGTGTTTGAGTCATTCGGTACGTAATCGCTAACAATGCTCGCCTTACATCCATTAAAATAACAGTTTGATATATTTACACCTTCAATCAAGTTGTTAGTATTGTTTGGCTCCATATCAATAGCCCCTGGCATATTGTCGCGAGTCATCCCAATAAACCGACAGTTATCCACCTTAATATCTGTCCCTGAAATAAAACTAAGCCCATTCCGATTATGATTAGCCCCTGTAAACAAAGAGTTTAAAATCTTTATATTGTCCGGCTGATTATCTGCATGGCCAGTGCCAGCGTAATCATAATTAACATAAATGCCGTCGGAATTAGGGTTCTTAAAATGCACGTTATCTATTGTTATATTTCTAGACCCAATCAGAAGCATTGACATTACGGCTTCAACCGTAAAGTCAATCGTCCGATTATGATCAAGCATCAAGTCGCGTATGATGATATTTTCGTCATACTCGCCAGAAACTGCTGAAATGGTTTCAGCTTGAGTTAAGTTGTAGCTGCTGTTTAACGTCGCAAATATCCGCGACTGAAAACCCGTACCGCTAATCGTTGAATTAGACTTAAACTTTAGTGTCCCAGAAGTGAAAAAGTCGCCTTTAGGTACGTTTATTTCGCCAACGTTTGGAGCCCAATTAAATGCCGCTTGAGCCGTTAACAGGTTGTCTACTGAGCCGCCACCGTCTGCGCCCCATTGAATGATATTAAAGCTATCGCCTATTAGCTTTAACTGGAAAGCGTTCAATGTGTCAGAATCTATAAATGACCCACCGTCATCCGTACCAGTTCCAGCCGCCACAACCTCATATAATGCCGCGCCACCGTCCCCAGCTGCGGCATAGCCTAGAGTTTGTACGGCTTGCCCTGCCGTTAACGTGGCAGCCGTTGCTGCTGCTTTTGTTACGAAGGTTTGTATTGTAGCGTCTGTACTTGTTTGCGCTGATAGTTGAGGAACAGTATCAAACGGGCCCATATAAAAAGGCGTGCTAGCTGCTGCGT